AAAATAGCCACTAATTATGAAGTGTATCCAACCGAACGAATTACATTTTGTTTGCTTTCGCTGATAACTTCATGCTACCATTATCGCATGTAAATCAGGAAATAAACGGGTTAAAAACGGGTCAAAAACGGAACGCAAAATCAGTCCAAAGTATTTCTCCATAATCCATCCCTCAATGTTTTCTTAAATGATACGTATTGTTTTCTTGCAGCGTCTTCATCTAAGCAAACTCTTATTCCCACTTTATACCAAGATAACCGATGTTTAAATCTAGCGATAATAACATCCTTTACAATTGTTCCATGAATAACTTCCATTAATTCGTCAAGCGTTTGTTTCTGGTCATTAAGTCTTCCAAGTTCTTTGTCAGCTTCTTTAATCAAATAGTTGCGCTCTTGTGGTGCAGTGTTTGAACTACTCCCACCACTTCCGATTCTTTCCTCATGTTTCTCACGAGTGATCCAGCGTTCTCTTGAATTAATTTTAACTTGAAGCATTCCAGTCATGTAGTCACTTAATAACAAATCTAATCTATCCGCCAATTAAAAAGTACCTCCGAGTATGGTATAATAGTATTAGATACAATCATGCCGAAGCCCATTGCCGTGGGCTTTTTTGATGTTATTTTTTATTTTTCAATTTATTAGCAGCATTATTTAAAAATTCAACTATCTTTTCTGTACCCCATTCATGCAATTCTATTTTTTCAACGCAATCTTCCAAAATGCTTGATATTGTTTTAGCTGCTATTTCTTTCGTTTGTTTCAGATAAATCAAAAACATCGCTATCGCTCCAATTAATAAGCCTAAAATAAATGTAATCATTCTATTCAACCTCGATTCCTAGTTCTTCTTCAAGCTTTCTAGCCTCGTCTTCCAGTTCTTGTAAATTTTTAATGATTTGAGTTTTAATTAATTGAGAATCAATATTAATGTAAAAACATGAAATATCGTCTTCAAAATCTAATGCTTTGTAAGAATCGTCTGGAACGAAAGGAAGAAGTAACCTTACTTCTGCATCTACTTTTCCTTGCGCATCTAATGCCTTAATATAATTTTTGTTTTGCGTAATCAATACATATAATTGTTTTAAATTTAGTGATTTTCCCATCATTTCTTGAAGATTCATCTTTTTCCTCCAGTTGAGTTTAGCGAGTTCCTAGCTCATTATGGTATAATGTAAGCGACCGAAAATAATATAATAAGTTGTCGCAAATCGTATTTCGCTCGATCCTGGTCAGTTCGGGCTTTTTTATATTTCCTTTTATTTAAATCATATTGCTTGTACTTGATTAGCAATAGTTTTAAAATAAAATTGTAGAACCAATACAAGCTATTTGAAGGAGGACTAACTCATGAGCTATGTCGTAGATAAAACTGGTGACTTTAATGATTATCATGAAATGCACAAGGACACTTGTCCTAACCGCCCAAAAGTTAATGATTCATACATTATTGATGAACATTTTGAAAACGATCTTGAAGCAATGGAATACAGTCGAAAAGTGCATTCACCTTTGCAAATTAGACCTTGTCTATCTTGTATGGATATCCCCACTCGTTAAACTTTGTAAATACCTAGAAGCCCATATTTTTGATTTGGGCTTTTTTTGCGTTCAATCATCCTTTTCCGTTAAGTAAAATAAAGTCGTATAAGCAATGACTAAGATCAGAGCCATTACTAAAAGGAAAGCTACTGTTCCAAAAACTTTAAATATTAATACTTCGCCTATAACAATGGTAAAACCCAAAGTTACAATCCCGATTGCTGTCAATAACGATTTAAGTAATTTCATATCCACCTTTTTTCTCCTGTTTCTAAATTAGTAACGGAAGTTTTTCCTAAAGTTCCGCCACCTACTTCGGTTAGAAGAGGTGTAAGTTCAGGTAAACGATTATTACTTCTTTCTTGTATTGCCCATAATTTTTTTCGATAATTAATACTATCTCTTACATCCAAAGCCTTAATCATTGAGATGGGCTTTTTCTTGTGCTTAAAGCGTGGAATATTAACATAACCATAATGAGAAACATAAGAATCAATTTTCGTTCCATCTCCGCCGTAAACACTTGTTATCTCTGATTTTCTCCGTCTTGTCATTTACTTACCTCAAATTCTTAAATCTGTCAGTGACTCTTTTTTGCTGTTCATCAAATTCTTTGTCGAGCTGCCCCATTTTTGATTTGTGCTCAGCAAGCTCTTCATCAATTTTTTGAAGTTCTTTATCCATTTGGTTGTTCAATATTACCCAAGCTATTGAGAAAATGACGGTACCCATAATCACAGCGATTAGCGCTCTAAGGGCAAAGTATTTAATTCCCATGAGTATCGCCACAATCAGTGTTGGGATAGCTATAATAAGCGAAATAATACTCATAGCAATAAAGATAAATAAAACTAATTTTGACGCATCTTTCATTCCACAACCTCCTCGATATAGGCAACTTTGAAAGCACCGTTGTCAGCAGTGTACCAACCTGCGTTGCTTTCAATATACTCAATAACATCAGCGTAACTATCAGCTTGAACCTCAATAGCTCTTGAGTGAGGATATCCATCACTTATCAAAAACGAGTTACTTACTAATCTAAATTTTTTCATCTCCACCTCAATCCATATGTTTATCAAGCCATTTTTCATGGCTATGCACGTTTTCCGACTCGTCAAGGTATGAGCGTGGAATTCGTTTATCTCTGATGTAGCACCGACGACAAGAGCGTTCTTCATAAGTGCCAAATAAATAAATCCTCCATTTCGACCACTTATGCCCGAACAGCTTACACAAAAGTTTCATTTATATACCCCCAATCCTTTTATAATTTCATCAGCGGTCATACTAGCCCAAGGTTCTGGAATCTGTGGGTTTAATGAGTATCTAATAAAATCTATTTCACGCAGGTTATCATTTGCTTTTATTAGAAGTTCCACTCTAATACTTTCAGAAGCAAATAGACTACCAGCATTTATATTGTTGGCTATACTTGTTATAAAATCTAGCTCGTCAAACAGTTCACTTATTCTTGGATTCATTCAATCCCTCCCCACCAGTCATTGACCAGCGATATTAGTTTGTCTGTATTTTTCCATAACTTTGGGATATTTACTAACAAATTTTAATTGTTCTTGATGTAAACGATCAGACCAATGGAAAAGTCTATCAATTTCTGCTAAAGCGCTTAACTTTTGGTAAATATCTTTAATGTAAAACTCTGCATTTCCTACTGATTTCCAATATGCTGATGTTCTAACAGAATTTCCATTTTCAGCAAGTTTATGTGCGTTAATATCAGCATTTTCTTTTTTCGTCATCAGATTATCAATCTCTTTGAATATAATTTTTAACAACTTTATTTGGTAGTTTTGTACTATTTCCTCTGTTGTCATCCCTCCACCACTTTCACTACATCAACTCCGAGGGCTTTGCCTGCGAGGTAGGCTCTGGCAATGTTGTCATTTTTAACCCAGTCTTTTATAATCCAATCATTAAATTCTTGGTAATCTCTGTAAGCCATCATAATCAACCTATCAGCTGTGAAGTTATGCTTACAATAAACATCGATAATATCCGCAATGCTTTTAGGAATCGTGAGCTGGGGTTGGTTTAATGTAACTGCCTTTAATTCAAAATGTTCTTCACATTCTGGGCATTCTAAAATATTATTAAATGAAACGTAGTCATTCCATGAATCAAGTTCATAAAAACAATTCGGGCATTTTTTATCACTCATCGCCGCTCCCTTCATTTCCAATCGCTGCGAGTGCATTAATTGCAATCTGTGCATCTTCTGTTGCTTCAAATCCAACAAAGGTGCCTCCTCGCCATTGTCTGCTGGAAGCTATTTCTGTCAGTGCCTTTTTCAGAGTTTCGTTATCTGATTTTAGTTTTGCAACAGCTTCAATAATTAGATCAAGTAGTTTATTGTCTTCTTTATCTGCTTTATAAGATTCTTCAATATATTTTTTAGCAGCATCAATCTCTTTTTGTAGTTTCTGATTTTCAAGTTCTGCTTGTAAAATTTTTGAATTAAAATCTTTAAGCTCTTCTACTCGAATTTCTTGGAATTTTTCAACCGAAAGTTTGTCAGTGTGAGCTGAAACTTCAATAACATCACTATCATCA